GCACCAGCAGGACCAGCAGGGCCAGCAGGGCCAGCAGGGCCAACAGGGCCAGCAGGACCAGCAGGACCAGCAGGACCAGCAGGACCAGCACCTTCAGAAATTGAACCACTTGCAGATGCTAATATTAAATTAGAATCATTAGAATCACCAGCAATCTCAATTGAAAAAGTATCAGCCATTTTATAATATTTAATAATATTATATTTTTTGCAAAAAAAATATCTTTAAATAATTATTATTTAAAGATATTTTATTATTTATATTAAATCTGGGAATGTAGATCAATTGGTAGATCGCCCGCTTTGCATGCGGGAGGTACCGGGATCGAAGCCCGGCATTTCCAATATTTTTTATTTTTTCAAATTTATAATTAATATTATAAATTTGAAAAAAAATATTTTTTTTTAGAGTTCTAAATATATTTACCAACTAATTCTTGACAACAGCATGAATAATTAGGGTATAACGTGTAGAAGACATTTTTATAATATATTTTATTATTATATCTTTTCAGTCTCTTTAATAGATATTAGAATACATGTCCATAATATCATTGTAACATAATTATCAATTCCTAAAGTATTAGAATATTGTTGTTGTAAAACTGAGAATCTTTCCATTTCTTTTTCAGATAAAGGATATTTTTTAATACATTCAATAATAATATTATTTAATTCATCTGCACAAATATTTTTATAGTAGAATGAAATGTTTTTAAAAATATTAATAATATCATAGCATGTATATGCATTTGATAAACGATATCTCAAATAGTGTAAATAAATAATATATAAATTATTTTTATTAAAAAAATTAAACATACATTATAATTTAATATATAATATATTAATATAATTTTTTTAATAAATTTAAATTTCCATTTCTTCTAATGTCTCTTCTAATAATGAATTTAATACATTAGTAGCCATTTCAATATATGAATTATGAATGTCATTTTTATATTTTTTAATAGCATCTATAATATATTTTGGATTTCCAGTAACAATAGTTTGATCAATTTCATATAAAAATGTATCTTGAATAGTATCATTTGGATTTAGATTTTGATTAGGATTATTATAGTCCATGTATTATATATATATAGTTAATTAAAAAATTATATATATAATATGATTCAATTTATTTTTTTATTATTATTTTTTTTATTTTGTTCTGGTGTGAGTTTAATAATAGTTGGTAGATCACCATATTCGTGAGTAGAACATTTTTGGTTATAATAAAATATGTGATCTATAGATCCAGGAGTAAAGTTAGGAATTTTTTTATTTTTAATTTTTTCAGAACGACTAATAATATCCATTATGAATAATAATTATAAATTAAATATTTATAATATTTTTAAATATTTAATTTGTTATATTAATTAAAATAATTTTTTAACAAGGTCAGTAATAATAGTAATATTGTTATAAGTATTAGGATTAAATTCAACAATATCAAGAGATATTAATTTATTACTAGCTTTAATTTTTTGAAATAATTTTTCCATATCATTAATAGATTTACCGTTAGGTACAGGTGTATTAACATTATTAAAATATATAGGATCAATACAATCAATATCAAAACTGATATGTATTTTGTCAAATTGATTAATCCATGTATCAATTTCAAATTCAGAATCAATAATAGGTATATTATAATGTTGAATTCTTTCAAATTCAAGAGAATCAATATCTCTAAGTCCATAATATGCAAATTGTGTAGGTTCAAGAGGGAAAGCAAAGTTGAGTGACTTAAGTGTATGATGGCATAAAATAGCAACAGGCATACCATGTATATTTTTACTATTAGATGTATTGTATGTGTTAAAATCTGCATGTGCATCACACCATAAGATGCCAATTTTTTTTTTATTTATCATACAATATTCATTAATAGCAAAAATACCAGGAGAAACAATACTATGATCGCCACCTATGAATAAGCATACCTTGTTCATATCAATAATATCACGTGTATAAAAATATGTGTCAGAGTAAATTTTACGAATATCTTGATTAGTATTAATAATTTTATTATCAGTTATATGTAATCCATTAAGGTTATCTAGTATAATTTGTGGTGCAAATCTAGAGCCTCTAATATTAGCACCTTTATCATATGGAATAGATATAGTATTTATAATTATATTAATATAAAAGAGATTTATCCATAGCATGAAAGATGTTATTAATTATATTAATGGTGTATTTTTTTAAATAGTTATAAAATAAGTTTTAATGTATTTAATATAGTTAAAATATTTTTTTGAAAAAAATTTTTGAGAGAAAAAATTGATATAAAAATTTGATATGTTATTTTTATAACAATAAAAATATAGTGAAAGAATGTTTATAAAAAATGGATTAAAATCAAATTATAATACGAAAGATTTAGATGTAAGTTTGCATAGTGGAATTCCAAGGCAATATTATCATTTAAAAGATAAAGATTTTTCAGACTGGGAGATATCGCCATGTGAATTATTTATATTTAATGATAGATTACTGGGTGAAGGGTCATTTTCTAAAGTTTATTTAGCAAAATGGCGTGAAACATTTGTGGTAGCAAAAATAATAAAGGAAGAAATTATAATAGATAAGAAAAATTTAATTATGAGAGAAATTGATATAATGACAAAATTACATCATCCAAATATAGTACAGTTTTTAGGGTATGTAGATAATCCATTTATTCTTGTGATGGAATATATACCAAAAGATAATCTAGAAGTAAATATAAAATATTTATCATTAAATAATAAATTATCTATAATGAATGATGTATTAAAAGGATTAGCATATTTGCATAATAGAAAGCCATATTCACTTATACATCGTGATATAAAGCCAAGAAATATATTATTAACAAATTCTAAAGTAGCAAAAATAACTGATTTTGGTTTATCAAAGTTTTATGAAATAAATAATGTAAAAAAGTCTTATGAAAACTTAGTAGAATTATCAGATGATAATATGACATCAAATGTTGGAACGGAAAGATATATGGCTCCTGAGATGAGTGAATCAGAAATAATAAATTATACAAATAAGATAGATATATATTCATGTGGGATTATGTTTTATGAGATGTTTGAAAATAAAAATTTATATAAAGAAGATAGTATAATATATTATCATACACCAAAAAATATAAGGACTTTAATAGATAATATGATATCATCACATCCGAATGAGAGATATACTGCTTTAAGATTATTAGAAATATTAAATTATGAGTTATAATTAATTACATATAGGTGGAGAAATATATTAAAATGACTTAAAGAGATAAATAGTTTTTAATATATTTTAGATTTTTTTATTGCGTAATTAAATTAGATGATAATACAAACGAAATAATAATTTCTTGATATAAATCTTTATAATCATCATAAAACCATGGATCAAATTTAGATAAAATAATTAGTTTTTGATATGGTAATAAGAATTTTTTTTTAATTTTATCATTAGAATTAATAATAGCATAATCACCTTTATATTCTACTATTGATATAAGACTAATATCATTTTTTTTATCAGTAATAATAATAACAGAAGGATATTTTGATTTATTACTAGTAACAAAATCAAAATTTTGTAGCATAATTATATTTAAAATTATAATAGTTATTTTTAAATATATTTTTTCTCTCTTTTCTCTCGCGATGGCTCCGAAAAAATCCGTCAAAACAAATCCGAATCTGGGCGCCAAAAAACCGCGATTTAAAGTTTCGGAGAATTTTCGGAGTGGGTTGGAGAGAAAAGAGAGAAAAATACTAAAAAATTTATAATAATATTTTAAATATTATTAAATACTATATTTAGATGTGGGTTTTATATGCAATACTAGGAACTTTTGGAATTGGATTATATAATCATTTATTAGAGAGATCAAGGAAACATATACCATATGGATTTATAAATAAACATATATATTTGTCTAGTATATTATTTATATCAGGAATAATATCTGGATTATTTTTAGGATACTATAATTTAAATCATAATAAAGAATTTAATATAATTTTTACAAACCATATAAAATGGTATATGGTATTAATTCCAGCATTAGTATTAAATGGATATATGATGGCAAATATAGTAGCATTAAGTAATGGTGGTGGAATAGCAATGGGAATATTTAGTTTAAGTATGTATATAACATTATTTGGTGGAGTAATATTTTTAGGAGATAAAATAAATAAAGAAATAATAATATCAATGTTAATAGCAATACCTATAATAAGTTACGCAGTTATGCAAAGCATAAAGATTAACAAGAAATGAGTTTTAAAATATATTAAAATGATTTAAATATATAAAAAGATTTTAATATATTTTTAATTTTTTAAAAATCTCTGTTTTTAATTAAAGTATGAAAATAGTATAAAAATATTTAAATTTGATTATTTATCTATAATATAAGATCAAATAAACCAGATGTAAAAATATTTCCTAATGCATCATTTGATGCATTGCCAACATTTGTAGATGTCATTTTAGTAAATCCTGCAATTGGATCAACAAGCCATACTTTTCCTCCAAAACCACCCCATGTTATTGCATGATTTGTACTATAACGACCATTGAGTGTTAATTGTAATTCACTAAAATTTTTAGCACCTTCTAAAATAAATGGATCTTGATATGCTGCATTATTAATAACACCACTATTTTTATTACGATCATAAATTAAATCTTCGGGAAATTCTTTATAATAATCACTACCAGCAATAGAATTTACAACTCTTGCATTACCTATTGCCTGTGCACCTAATCCCCAAACTTTTTGTGAAGCATTATATTGCCATCCAGTTAAACCAACAGTGTTTCCACCTAATAAAGTACCATATTTAAATTGTTCTAATTGTGTTTTAATTGGTGGACCTTGACATAAACTAGCTAGTTCAATTAATGGAGTAGTTAGCATTCTTTTCTCTACACCGCTAGCATCAATATATTTTCCACCATCTTTTAACATACGTAATATTTTAGTCCAATCTTCAACTGTAGAGAAAATTCCTTGGATATTACGATATGACCATGCATTACCACCTGCACTAGTATTAGTTACTGCTTTGGTCATAAAAACATTACCTAAATCAGCTAATACATTCCATGGTTTATATTGATATTTCCATGTTGATGTTGAAGCATCCCATACATGATTTTCAACTTTTGGTGTATAAACACCACTACCATCAATATTTAAAAATTGTCTATTGTGAACACTATTTTGGAAATCATATTCTATGCGTGGTATATAACGATCAAGACGATCTGCAAAGGAAGGATGATCAACTGGACATTTAAAGAAAGTATCTTTCATATCAAGAACATCAAAAATTTCTTTTTCAATTATTTCTTGTGGTGTTAAACTTAAATCATAAAATTTGTTATATGCATGTGTAAACATGCATTCCCATATTTCACAATCAGTTGCATATCTAAATACAGTTCCTGGTTGATCAGCTAATAAACCTGTTTCAAATAATACATCCCATAGTGGTAAATTACTAGTAATTTCATTATTATAATCAAGAACATTATCAATATCATTTTCTATATTTGTTGATGGACCAGTACCTGGTGCATATTTAGAAGGATCATTTAGATCAGGGAAAGCTAAACGAACATTATTATTAACTTTATTAGAGATAACTAATTGATTAGGGAAATTTTGTGCAGAAGAACTTGTTAAAGCTCTTTGGAAGCCACTAGCTAATGTCATAGCATTTCTAACAGTAGGATAATTTTTAGCATCTTCTTCATAATAATAAAATCCAACTCCACCAACTGAAACTTCTTTATCATATAATGGTTTAACTTGAACAAATCCAGAAACATCTGAAAATGGATGGACATCTTTTGCTTTAACCCAAGGGGCATTATCTATTTGAGCTTGTCTTAAAACTGTATCAGCTTGTGTAACTGTAGTATAAGCAGCTTGAGATAAAGTAGCTTTAGCAATTTCATTATCAACAAATATAACAACAGGTAGAGGTGTACCTAAATAATTAAAATATGGAATATTATTTGCTTCAAAGTATGATTGATAATATGCATTTAATTCAATTGGAGTTAAAAAGTCATTACCATTCGAAGAATATTGAGAATAATTAAAGTCAGGTCCTGGAATTGGAATGTCAGCAGTTGTTTTCCATTGATCTTGTGGAATGATTGTAAACAAGTCATTTAAACTGTATTGTGCCATATCAGCTTTGGTTAGTGTAACACTACTACCGCCTGCATTAGTATATGTAATAGAATTATTTTGTATTTGACCTGGTATAGATAATGTAACAAGTTGAGGTCTAGTTGTAAATGAAAATGGACGAGCTCCATTAGCAAGAGTAGCATCTGCAACACTTGTACCGCTTGTAGTTATAAATCTTCCAGTTGTAGGATCATATGCACCACCAGATGCAACAATATTTGAAGGAAATTGATAAAAAGTTTGTGTATATCCAACAAGAGATGCATCATAAGAACCAACTGTTGCGCTTATTGGAGTGAGTGAATTATTAAGTATTGCACTTGCATCTGTAGGTGTTAATGTAGATATATCAACTGTAAATTCATACCCGGTACCATATGCGCGGTCATGGCGAATAACGGTAATTCCAGATATATCTAAAGGATTAGGAAAATAAGCAGCTAGTCCTGTATTTAATGCACCATTAACTGTAGTTGTATCTACGTATTCATCTCCACTTAATGTATAAATAGGAACACTTGGACTTGAATAACAATTTTGAGCATTAATCATTCTAACTACTTTTAATGGAACAGGTTGTTCAACAAGCGAACCATCTGGTTGACTAGGAGGTGGTAACATTTTACGCATAGATGGAATAATTCTATATAATTCAGTATCTAATGAATACATTTCTCTATCTATAGGTATTTTTGACATAACTGCAGCTGAAATTTTTCCTGAACTATAAAAATTTGTAATTGGCATTTTTGTTGGTAATTTTCCTATAGCATTACTAAAGTCAAGATAAAGAGGATCCATTGTTGTAATACCATCTCTTGGATCTTTACCATCTTTTACTTTCAAATCATATAACCATTTTCCGTTTACTTCATACCATGTATTATGCCACAATGTATTAATTTGATTACTTGTATCAACTAGATATTGATTTACATCAGAAATAAATTCTTCGGTTCCTTCCATAAATCCGGGTTTTGAAAGATTTTGATTTGCTAAACCTACATATGGAATTTTATTATCATAAAATTTTCCATAGTAAAATTTATTACTAACTAACATTTTTAAAGAATCAACTTCTGCAGTATTAGCAATATAACTTGATAGAGCATTTTGTATTAAAGTATTAACTTCATTATTAGTAGTACCAGCAGGACCAGCAGGACCAGCAGGACCGGCAGGACCGGCAGGACCAACACCACCTTCAGAAATTGAACCGCTTGAAGATCCTAAAATAAAATTAGAGTCATTTGTATCACCACTTATCGAAATTGAGTAAGTCTCAGTCATTTTTATAATATATACTAATAAAAAAAATTTTACAAAAAAAATTTTACAAAAAAAATTTTTAGAAAGTTTATGAAAAAAAAAATACTAAGAAATAAGTTTTAAAATATATTAAAATGATTTAAATATATAAAAAGATTTTAATATATTTTTAATTTTTTAAAAAATCTGTTTTTAATATATTTTTAATTTTTTAAAAATATATGTTTCTAAATTTTAAAAAATATCTGTTTTTAATTTAAGTATGCTAATATTACTCCAACACCAAGTCCAACGCACATTCCACATTTAACATTATTTAATAAATGTGCAAGTATTAAAAATATAATAGCAATTACTGGCGGTATTTTAGATTTATTTTTTATTTTCATTAGTATTCCAAAAAGTACCATTATAGTTAAAATGTCTAAACCAATAAATAAATTTTTTTCTACTTGAATTGGAAATAATGAGAAAACTATAAATATAATAACAGTAATGTATTTTAAAATTTGTAAAGGATCCATATATATATTAAAAATATTTTTTCATAATAAATTTTTTAATTGGAGATAATAAAAAAATAATAAATATAATAATAATAATAATATATTTTAAAATTTCTAAAGAATTCATTTTGTATATCTAAAATATTCTTTTAAATACAAAATTTTTTCTCTCTTTTCTCTCAAAATGGCTCCGAAAAAATCCGTCAAAACAAATTTAAAATTCAATCTCCGAAAAACCGAATTTGAACTTTCGGAGAATTTCCGGAGGGGTTCGGAGAGAAAAGTTTTAAATATATATTAAAATGATTTAAAAACATTTTATTTTTTATTTAAAAACATTTTATTTTTTATTTAAAATTTTAAAATATAATATTT